CTACGTTCATTCCTCTATCTAGTTTGTACGCTACAAAAGAGTTTCGAAGAATATCAGGAGTACCAGTTCCTTTTTGACCGTTCCCATGGCAAGCGATGATTAGCGGATATTTCATGCACGGATTTAAATAATAGGAATCAGGCGTGTACGCTAAGTACCCGACTTTGAACGGTTTCTGAACTACATTGTTAATTGCGTAATTTGAGATTGTTAAATATTCTGTCGTTTGCTTTTTACGTGTTTGAGCAAAAAGACTTGATACTGCGAGTAATAGAATTAAGATAGTTTTCATGGTTAATTTAATTTATTGTTTATATATTCTGCACGTTTTGGGTGTGATTCCCAAATTATTACATTTTGTTTTTTTGCTTCTCTGTGAATATCCTGTGGGTCTGCTTTCCACCAATCTAGCCACCGTAAACATTTCGCAAGATATTGGCTACAATTGCGAGATTTAGGATTTTTAGACCCTAGATAAACTCCAAATATTTGATTGATTAATTGAACAACCAGAGAACCAAAATTGTATTTAAGTCCTTCTTGATTTGTAATTTCTTCCAAAAAAACATTTGGAAATCTACAAATTGCAACTTCTCTTTTAGCCCCTATTCCTTTTAAATAGTCTTCTAAAGAGTGTGTTTTTTGTACCCCTTTTGCAACAGATTCGTAAATAAAACCATTCAAATAAATAGCGCAATGATGGTAATAACATCTTGTACTTGCTTGAATTAGAATAGGCAAAGGATTAAGGCTATCTGTATAGTTGTGAACTAGAATCACATCTCCATCTTGCAGCTTCGGAATCTTGCATTTGTAATCGCACATACTACAATTTTATGTCACTCATAGATATTTGAGTATTCGTAAACTTTAAATCTTGAATGATTCCTTGCCCTCCCCATTTTAACCAAAAGTCAATATTCCCGATCATTACAGGAATCATAACAGGTGTATCAGTGTATTGCACGTGATAAATAGTGTGTTCAGGTTCAATCTCTACATCGTCTACAATTACCGCAGGAATAACTTCTGGAATTGTAACAACCTCACCGTTTTCGTCTAGCTCAGGTAAAAACGCAAGATTTCCAAATTCGTCAGTTGCCTGAATCATTTTAGGCTGAGGAACTCCGTCAACTATTTCTAAATCAACTCGTTTATCTGCGTTCGTGTAACTCCTTACACCTTTCGCCTCTGCAATTTCTTGGTACTTGTAGTCGAATAATGTAGGTGCTTCTACGTTACGATAAGGCTCAAACGCCTTCACACAAACCGACCACTTAAAATCAATTATTATTTCATCTGAATTAACAGCTGAACGAGGTTCAAACGATGTGCAAACCAAGCAAATCTTATTCCCCAGTTCTGTGAATTTCTCTTCACGATTTATTCCGAATTTATCTTCTATTGCGAACATGTATTTTATTTTATAAGTAACCACGTTGTAAATATCCTCTGTACTGTGCTTGAATAGTGGTCGGGGCTGAATATGCTTGATTTATTGAGATCCCGTTTGTATATCCATTGCCATAAACAGGTGGTGATAAAGAAACAAAACTACCTATATTTATTGCTGCTGATGGGGTATTAGGCATAAAACCAGATTCAATTATCAAAGTTCCAATTAAAACACCATCTTGATATGCATACACTGTGTTATTTACTGGATTTAACGTAAATTGTATAAAGTGTGTATTTAAATCGTTTGATGGCCACAATAGGAGCTGATTGAATGAATCTGCCCAATTTTTTATTATTATTTGAGCTACCCCATCGTTTCGAAGCCCAAACGACACTTTAACGCTAGTATTTGCATAATTTAAAGCGTATAACGGTAAAGTTAAATCGTTCAATGATCCTCTTTTGCAAACTATTTGAACAGTGAATTGATTAATGTTTCTAAATATATCTAATGCACCTCCAGTTATATTCATTGCATCATTACTCCCATCAAATTTAATTCCAGCATTTATTCCAAATTCATTCGTTTGGAAAGTGGGTTGTAAAGTTCCACTCCCCTGCGTTGCGTTATAATTATTCCCAGAATAATCTAAAAAACTTGGAATAGCTGTTCCGTCTGCATATTGTGGCATTCTTGTTGCAGACAGATACAATTTTAGATTAGGTAAGTCCAACGGAGAAGGCTCTCTTATAAGCACCTTCCCTCCTGCACTTATTACCTTATTATTTCTTACTAATATTCCCATATTTTTTTATATGATCGTTATGGTAGTTGCTGGGTTAACCGAAAATATACTCCAAACCGCTGCTGTTGCATGTCCAGTTGTACATTTAAGTGTTATCGCAGAATGTTGTGGGAAAGAAATATCTTGCCCTACTGTTGGTTGTACCCCTAGTGTCCCTACGATTTGCTGCGTTGCTCCTGTATTAATTCGACCACCTCCAGCACCTTTTGCATTTACAATTATAACCTTTCCGAAAGTTCCTGCAGTAGGAAGTGACATAACAACTTGCGATGCATTATTAAGAACATAAGCCTCGTCTTCTACAAGCGTTCCACTAGTTCCTGTTACCTCTGTAATCGGATAAATAGAGTTTGTTGTAAATGTTTCGACATTAATCACAGGTGTACGAGAGCAATAATCATTTCTGTGACATTCGTAACGATAACCGCCCGAAACATCTATGTATAATTGACCCTGTAATAAACCTGAAATATTTACCTCATTTACTCCCGTCCAACTTGCGCTTGTTGCACTTGTTTGCTGTGCCCCTGAGAAATCTATGTCTAATGTTGTAATAGTTGCACTTTCTTGTCCTGTTGAACTAGCTTGAACAAGTCTATCACCTGTCCCTTGTAAAAGAGATCTGAATGTATTACCATCCTGCGCTACTGTACACCATCTAGCCTCTGTTACATCGTATTTTAAATGAAGCATTGTATTGTTAGCCCAACTACGATTTGCACCGCAAAGTATCCTGTTAGCTGCGGTTGCTTCACTTGAATAATCATGATATAATGTTAATGTCACACCTGTATCGTTCCAGATATATAGGTCTTTATAAGATGAGCTTGGAGCTATAATACTACCTAATCCTGTTGCACTAGCACTTGTCAAACGGATATACTTATAAGTAGCAGATGTCATTGCTGTTATAATACCTGTTGTTCCAACTGCTACTGCAATTTCCATCATTGCGGTAAATTGGTCTGTAGTTATATCCGCTGCGTTAGCTGTGCTTCCTGTATTATTCGCTTTTATTGTATTAGCTGCCATTTGAGCAGCTTTTGCATTTGTTACTGCATTGTTTGCAATCGTTCCAACTCCTGCTGTAAATGTTATATCTCCTGTGATAGTAGCAAAATCACGAAGCATAATATTACTCCATGCTGCACTGTTAAAGTATCTGTAAATAACACCAGTTGTATAAGCTGTACCTCCAACAGTAGCAGTACCACCACGAACTAATACTACAAATCCTTTTCCTTGTACTCCCGTAGGATCGGTGTATGTCGCACTTGCTGTATTTACATAATACTTGTCATTTGCAGCCGTTAAACTTCCTGTAACTTCGGTCGGTAAAGTTTGAAAACTACCTCCTCCAACTAAAGCAGATCCATCTTTTCGCATAAAAGCAATACACTTCCAACTGCCTGCACCGTTGCTTCTAAAAACAGCTTCGTCTCCTACTGCAGTAGTAATATTTGCAGAAGTAGGTAAATCTAAGTTAGCAGAATGAGTTAAAGGAGTAACTGCCGAAAACTTTACTCTTCTAATAGTTCCTTCTGCTATCGTATCGAATCCTGTTATTGTAGTAGTACTTGTAATCGTAATGTTATTACTTGCTGCTGCGCCAATTGCAGGAGTTGCACTAGCCGCAGGAGTTATGCTTGATGCATAATTCAATGCTCCTGTTAGGGTGAAACCAGCCTTTACCCATGTTTTTATTTTCTGAACTAACCACCACGCATTAAACGGTGTTAAAGCAGAAGTTTGTTCTAATACAACAGGTGTAGTTTGATCTGTGTTATCAAATGCAGCTTCTACTTGTGTTTGTGATGCTTGTGTTAAACCGCCACCTGAAATATTTCTAGAACTTCTATTTCCTATATAATTATTAAATACAAATGCTTGATTAGCATAATCCCCCTCTTGTGCAATAAATAAAGTGTTGTATAAGAAATCTGTTTCTGTGTCCCAAAATCCCATTGGGAATGAAAATTTTACCCATACAACTCCATTCCAACCATATAAACCATTGTCTAATGGATCTGTTTGATTTAAAAAAAGAGCATTTAGTCTATCTAATCCTTGTATAGTTCGAACACTTAACGATTGATTGGTAGTAGTAATTAATTGAGGGAAGAAGTTAGAGTATATTCGGCTTGATGGTGTTACAACAGGCTCTTCAATTACAGCATCTCCTACTGTAATAAATCCTAGCAATACTTCTGTTAAAGGGTCAATTACGTAATGTACAGGAGACGTACTTGGAGTTCCTTCATGTATTGTAATTGCATTTGTATTGTCAGCAACAATATCATAATATTTGAAATCACCTCCTGTAGGGCATAGTGTAATTTCAGACGAAATAGTGTCCGCAAGTTTAGAATACTCAGAGGTTGGGATATACCAACTGTTTGTTAAAGCTAATCCTTTAGAAACCTTTATCTGTTTATTAGTTGCTACTGGTGTCCCAGAAAACGTTTCAACAGTAATTTCACAGCCTGAAACAATACCAGCTAATCGGTCTTGCTTGGAATTTGACAGATCATCAACATATTTCTTGTGAGGTATATCTAAATCATTTGATATCGTTGGGGCTGTGGTATACCGCCCTACCTTCATCAACTCTACCCAGTTGGGCTTAACAGTAAGTTGATTGTTCCCTTCTGGGCTGCTGTAACTTATAGTCGCATGTCCTAATGCGGAGAGATAGACTATTGCCGAACGTAAATCGCCAGAATTAATTTGAATGTTGGAAATCTGCGTAGAGCCTTCTGCCAATACTAGTTGTTGCAGATGAGTTATACCAGCTTGGGTTCTTACCTTATAAATAGACCTATCGCTAGCAGTGGGATTAAATACAAGATTTGTTGTGATGTTTTCAGGGTCGAAAGATGACAAATCGGCTATTTCTTGTGCGCTTGCTTCTATTGTAATCCCACCCTGAACCATCGGTATTTTTTCAACACCTGTAAGAGAAGATCCACTCGGTAGCGCACTAATTTTTACTTCGCCTTCTGCCATTATTCAATAATTAATTTCAATCCTGACTCAGTTGTGATATAATACTCATTTTCTGTGACAATATAAGTCACAAATTCTCTTGTATACTGTTTTGTGCCAATTATTCGACCAGACAAATCAATTACGTTCTTTTGAACAGTTAATTTTGACTTGTAAGGTAATATTGTAACCGTTTTATTGTGTTCTATATCATCGTCAATACTAGTATTTGTAATGGCAAAAATGTTTGAAGCATCGGCATATAGTTGCAACGAAACATCAAACAAGTTTTGGCCGTAAACTGTCACATAGCTAGTTGGTTTTTGCGCTTCCTTTTGGGTTGCTTTTGAAACAGAAGGAACTATATAAGTAGCTGGTGTGTAGTTTATTTCTTTTACACCAGTCAAATCATAGTCTAGGTTTTGATTGTTATCCAGTACAAGCGAAAACACCTTGGTAGGGTCTCCAAATTGCTTAACTACAACATCGTATATGTTTTGGCCATCTTGTAAGTTGTAGCTATTCATAGATAACGATGTCTTGTGATTCGCTTGTGAACTCGTTTATTTTTACCTTTTTTTGGTAGCCGTCCGTTTTTAGTGCTTCTTTTATCGCACTTTCAAATTTTGGTAGATCGGTCGAAGGGGCGTTCTGATAGTCGCTCGCACTTGCACCCAATAATGGGAATTCTCGAAACCAACCATAATGCGAATTGATTAAATCGGTAATATGTTGCTGGTCTGATTCGCCAATTACTAGGTCATTATTTTTTATGACTAGTACATTTGAATCGAGTTTAAAATCTTGCCTAGCCATGTTTTACGTTTGTGTTTTCTAGTGTCGTTTTGTTTAGTGCGAGAACCGAAGCCCAAGACCCATTTAGTGCCGTAACACCTCCACCTGCCTGCCCTAATGCTACTAGTTGAGCGTCCAACGGGGTTAATGCTGCAATAATAGCCGCTTTTATTGCAGCATGTTGCGTGTCTGATTGTGTTTTTAGGTCGTCAATTTTTATTAATCCGCCAAATGTATCAGACTTCAACATTATAGTTTCAACCTCCGAATACATTCGAACGAATGGCAAGTTGTCTATAAAGTCAACTACCACGTCAGAGCCAACCTTCGGCACCGCAAAGAATCCTTTAGTTTCGTCACCTTGTGAATCTAAACTAACATTTTCAATTACATCGGAGTCGGTTGTTGGCTGAACGGTTATAGTGTTTGTGTCAGATTCGTAGCTTACCACCTCGGCAAATATCGCTTGTCGTGGCAGTGACTCTTTAATAAGTTGGTTTAAAACGTCTAGTACTTCTCTCATAACAATCTACGTCCAACCTCTATTTTTTGAAAATAGCCATTCCATCCAAAATCATAATCAACCGCTTTCACAAAATAAGTACCACCTCTTTCGGGTTGTCGCTTATTAATTAGCGTTACACGGTCGCCATGTCTTACAAAAGGCTCGCCAAAGGTCTTAAACTTACCACGATACCCATCGTAAACTATTTCGTTTAGTTCATTTTCGGCCATCGTTTTGAGTTGCGCTTCTGAATAGTCACCATAATAGTGCATCGTTCTTTGTGCGCCCGTTGTGTCACCAACTATTACCTCACGCCTTTTATTCTTTTTGCCTTCACGTCTTATTCCAATAGCTTTTACAAAATACCGATTAGTATCTTTCGTTTGCCATTCAAGATTTGAATCAATTATATTTTCTTGGAATTCGAAAGTGTGTTCTTTACTTTTTACCTTCGTTTCGTCAAAGTCGTATAGATACTTTCGGCCAACGTATAAAGTACCTTCTCGCAAGAACACCTCTAAATGAAATTCCTTTCGTAAGTATTCAAGTATTTGGGCTGCCGTTGGGCTGTTTCTAATCGAAAATGAACCTAAATTTTCGTACTCCAAAGTTATCACATACGGCAAAGTATCACCAATCACATACGTCAATAACGTTTTTAAAGAAACGCTTGTATACTCTTTGTTTTTGACTAGTTTTCGCTTTAAAATCCAAAGTTCATCCTCGCATTTAATGACTGTTTTTTCTTCGGTATTTAATGCTGTGATGTAACCAGTTAAGGCCGTTTCTAGTACATTATTGTAGCCAATTTCTATTTTTACCGAATCACCAACTTTTAAGATAGGGCTTGAAGTCGAAAACACATCTTGACCTTTCCATGTGTACTTTTGAGCCAAAACAATCTCGGCCGTGTCGGTCATGTTTTTGAAACTCGACTGTATAGGCATATCATTTACACCATCAAAAACAATCGTTTCTGAACGTCCATTTTGTTGTGTAAACGTTATCTTACAGTCAGGCCTAAGCATCTTTAGTTTTCAAAATTACAGGCTCATCACTTAAGCATTTTAACTCAAAAGGCTGAACGGTTATATTTCCTTCCAATTGCGGAAAGCTTGCGTACTGGACTATCAAGTTTCCTATTTGGAAAAAGTCTTGCAAATAAGGACATTGTACTTCAATTGCATCTTCTGCATTACAGAAAGTTTGTAACGCCCTCATATCAGCATCAGGATATACGTTAGGAATAGAACTGGCAATTACTCCCTTAATAGTTACCGCATAATCCCCGTTGCTTATGAACTGCTTCACGCTGTTCGATTTACCTTGTATTTCGGTCGTAATGATTCGCCTTTGCATTCCTACTTCTATCAAGCAGCATTCAAGTAATAAATCTTGTTTCCCGTCTTTCCCGTAAAATATTTCAGTGTTGTTTTTGTCAAAATAACTCCCTGCCTTTAGTACAATACCTCCAAACACTGGCAACCCTAAAGTTCCCATGTCGGTGGTTGGCTTTAGTTCGTTATCTACGTTTAACGGATTTAGACCAGTTCCTTGCTTATAGAATTTAGGCTTTATCAACTGCAAGCCAAAAGCCCCAATAATCATTTGAGGCTTTTTAATGCTAGGAATTGGTTGATTTGGTATAAAATCGCTCATTATACAGCTGCTAATTGTTGCGAATCGTTCAACATCGAAAGGAAAATCTTAATCATTTCATCTCGTACATTTGGTGATAATTTCTTCATGTCATCTATTGCGCCATGGAAGTTTTGCGTTTCAACCAACTTCCCTACGTTTATCACGATGCTTGTAGGTTTTGAACCGCTAACTTGATTGGCTCTACTTTCTAAGCCTGATGATGTTGATGTTTTTTTGGTTATATCGGTTGTAGAATTAGCACCCAATAAAGACGTTTTGGGAACATACAGTTTGTTTGTAAGTTTCTCTGTAAGACCTCCTATGCCATTATCTCCTAAAATAGCATCCCTAATAAGCATGTTTGCTTGGCTTGCTTCTTTTAGTTTTACAGATGTTTGGCTGTATTCTATTTCTTTTTTAGTATCACCTCCTAACGCTGCGTCTCTTGCTTTTTGTTCAAAAATAGACGCCATATTTGCCTGCTTAATATATAGTTTATTAGCAGCGTCATATTTTGCGTTTAATTCTCCCTCTACAATCCTTTCTATTTTTTTAGAGGATAATCCTTGTTTTTGTAAAACTTCAATACGTTTCGTAAAATACTCTTCAATACCTCCAATATTGGCATTTGCTTTAACTCCAGCGGCTTGTTTTTGTAATGCGTCAGTACCTGCTACATAATCAGAAGCTAAGTTTATTAACCTAGACAATCCGTCAATAGTTTTCTTTATAACTCCATCATTTGAATTACCAAAACTAAGCATTAAAGACTCCCAAGCTGTTCCTAATCTCGAAACTGACGTGCTTACATTGTCTATTTTAGCCCCGTTTGCAAATGTTTTTTCCATTTCCTTTGCAAATTTTGGCAAAAACTCTTCTGCAATAAGTTTACCTTCACTCATGAACTTATCAAGTTCCTGAGTGGTCATTCCCATCGCATTTGCTGCTATTTTAAAAGCTCCTGGTATTCTTTCTCCAATTTGACCCCTTAACTCTTCAGCTTGTACCTTACCTTTTGACATTACTTGACCTAAAGCAAGGAATACACCTTTTGCATCTTCACCAGTTAATCCCATAGCAACAACGCCAGTATTAACCTGCTCAAACATCTGCCTAACCTTGCTAGATGAAAAAGCGGTATTCATTAACGCACCTTGCAGCGTCTTAAACCCGTCCGCAACGTCATTAACAGGCAATCCGTATTTATTAGACATGTCTTTTATCCATGCCATTGACATTTCGCCTTGTGCTGAATTGTCGGATGCAAACCTAATTGACGAACTTAATCGCTGAAAATTAGCAGTTGTTTCAATTACTTTTAACCCATACGCACCTATTGCCGCTAATGAAAAAGCCCCTGCAAGCCTTTTGCCTACTCCTGACAAAGCTTCTGATGTTGCATTAGCCTTTCCCATTGCCTTGTCTAGCTTTTCCGTTTCCGAAATAGCAGCTTGCATTTTAGGAGTAAATAAATCCTTTAGGCTTAATATGTATTCAACGTTGTTAGCCATTACCCTGTAATCTTATTAGCTTCTTGTTTTCGCACCCACTCCAACTCGCACCACCTTTGCGCCCACTCATCATCACTTAGCTTGTCAGGGTCTAAATGAAAATGATACCGAAGTAATGCGTTTCGTTTCCTTAACTCATCCTCGGTATCAAGTTCAGATACTTTCCACTGAATTAATTTTTTTTTAACTCACCGTCCGCAACGCTTAGAAGTGGTAGCAATGTGTTTGAAGCTGAACGAATCGCATACAACGAATTTGTAATCTTTGAAACAGGATCACCAGAAACCCAAAGCCCGTTTAACATGATTTCAATAGCCTGTAAAGGATCGCTTTGCATCGCTTTTTGAACCATTGTAAACAAAGTTCTGTCTTCTAAATCTTTGATTACCATTTCAGCGAAATTGGCCGAAAACCCAGCTTTTAGTTTTTCTTTAATTTCAGCCTGAACGCCATCAATTTCAAGCTTTTTCGCAATGCAAGACAATTCATAAGCCTTCATTTCGGCTTGCAATGCCTTGTAATCAGCATCTGAATTGGCCGAAAGAGGCACTTTTAGTGTGTATGTTGCCATTACCAAGTAATATGTGAAACAATTAAATCTAATTCAACTTCAATTTTAGTATCGCCTGACTTTGCTTTTCTGTTATTGCTTTTGAAACGGCAATTTCTAAGCTTGTGAGTCACTGGCACATTTCCAGAATTCACGTAAGCCACAATAATATCAAATTCAGGAATATCTTGAAGTCTTCCGTTTATAGCCAAAGCGGTTATAGCTTCAACCTCTTCCATAAACAAGGTCAATTTTGCCATTGCCTTGTATTTACCGAAACCTCTATTCACTGGCATTGTTCCAGCTCCATAGTTGTCTTCGATTTCCTGTTCGTCTGAGTACTCAATCGCTGTAATTCCAGCGACTGGTACCGACATGATGTTTACGATTATAGAAGCATAATCATAAGTTCTTCCGTTTATAAGTGGTAAAGCCATACTATGATACTTTAGTTACGAAACCAACATTTACGTTAATATTTCGGCTTACTCCTACAGGTACGTTTTGGATTGTCAACTCCAAATTTCCCGTTGAAAGTACATCTTGCTCGGGGTTAATTATAACCTTGTAACCAGATAATTCACCGTCTTTTTCCATTTGCTCAACTGGTGCATTTGCTAAGCTTTCTAAGTAGCCAATTTGATCGGCTGTTAGTTTTCCGCTTGTAGCATCTACATAAACGGGGCCATTTAACTGAGGCATCAAAGACGTGCGAACGTTTCTAATTACCTTATTAATTGTCCTGTTATTTTCCAGTGTGCAATAATCAGAAGTGTTTGCAATAGCCGTTTTGGCATCGACAAAATACGTTCCAGTATAGTCTATGTGTTTCTTGATAAACGTCCAGTGGTAAGCGTACAATACGTTTAGTAAGCTAGTAGATTGGTCACGTACTTTTACACCGTTAGAAAACGCTGGTACGGCAAACTCAGTATCACTTGCAGCTAGATTAAACTTGGCTACGTAGCCTAAATTCTCGTGTACTTTCGCAAATGCAGCCGTTCCAAGACAAGCTCCAAGTGTTCCAATAGACCTACCTAAATAAACATAAAGCTCATTGCCTTCTGCGTCACCATCTTGGCCAATATCAACTAGTACGTTTTTAGCGGTCAAAGCTGAAAGGTCAGCCAGTGCGCTTAATGCCGTTCCGTTAATGTTTGGCGTATAGATAATATCGCAAGGTCTATGATCGTCATAATTAGCATCCGCAATACCTTGCAAAGTAGTTACTTGACCAGTTGCAAAAGCTGTACTTGTAGTATTCGAGTAAACCCCAAATAAACGCACTTGGCCTTCTGCAAAATTCTGGATAGTCGTAATTTCTTCAAAATTCAATGTTCCGGCAGTTGGGAAAATACCTAACCATAAAACACCGTTTGGCTGTGAAATGAAATATCTTTTTACATGATACCAAATGTGAATGTATGGATCGCTAACACCACTTGAAAACTGTGTAATTGTCGGGGCAGCAATTACTCCAGTTATTACAGAAGTTAGGACTGCACTAGCACCACCATAACCAGAAGGAGGTGTTAACAATACGTTTGCAGAAGAACCAGCTGCCACAAATCCATGTGTAGATGTTAAAGCGTTTATTGCTGTTCTTGCTTTTGTTGCCAATGCGCTTGTAGAGTCTCCTGTATTCCAAGTCGCAACTCCCAAAGACGTTGTAACACCTAAAGCAGTTACTTTAAATTCAATTGTATCACCATCAACGGCAGAAGTAACCGACATTGCATAATTGCCTCCAGTTCCTAACGTCTCATTTGAGTAATCCCCAACAATACCTAAAGCCTCAACATCTGAAAGCGAAAATACTTTCTTTATTTGATTGCTTCCATCAAAACCGCTCGGGTAAGCAGCTGTATAAAACACCATTGACGAATAATGATCCTTCCCGTCAAGCGGTCGCCCAAGTCCGTTAGTGCTTAATGTAAATCTAATATCTGGTAGAGCCATTTGTTTTATAATTAAAGAGTTAAAACAAAAAAGGGGCTTTTACACCCCTTTCATTTAGGCTGCTTGTACGATTGAAACAATACCTTCTTGGTTTGTTCTTGCTTTTGCAGCTCCGTGAAGAACCAAAGCAGAGAATACGTCACCGTAGAAAGTTGGATCGCCCATATTGTCGAATACTGAAACCGAACCTGTAGCCTTACGAACTGCGTACTTAGATGTCAATATACACCCCATGTTGTCAGTTGTAGTAGGGCTTGATGGCAAACCGTCCGAACCTGTAGACTTGATAACTGGCGTGCCTGTGTTATCATAAACAACTACACTAGAACGAATCACGATGTTCATTCCTAGTATTCTGTTTACTACGCCAGTTGGCAACACTGGAGTATTTGCGCCAAATTCCAAGAATTTAGAAATCTTGTCAATTCCTACAAATTGCGACCAGTACATAGACGCTGGCATAATCAAGTAAAATTCTTCGTCTTGGTTGATGTCGTCTGATGCAAGAATGGTTCTTGCATCTTGCAAGTCTTGCAGAGTGATTGCCTTTCTTGTAGAAGTTGCGCTTGGAGCTAATGCACCTGAAACAGCAGAACCAGAAGTACGAACAATACGACCCGAACCACTTGCAGCCCAAGAATATAAAGCGTTGTTTGCAACACTTGAGCTCAATTGCTTGATGTGGTCACTAAGTACGTCTTGACGTTTATTGTACGAAACTTGAACCGCCTCAGTATCTTGAATCAAAATTGGATTAGTCGTAAACTCTTTCAAGTTGTACGTCAAATCTGCGTCAGTTCTTTGAGTGATTGCAGCAGGCAAAGAAGCACGGTCAATTACTACGGTTGGTTTTGAACCAGCCTGAGGCAAATGAACCGTTTTGTAACTTACATAAGCCGAATCGTCTTTTCCGATTACGTTTAGAAAAGCGTTGTTTGCGTATAGGTTGGACTCAATGTCTGAGATCCAAATCTCTTTTTGAAGTGCCATAATAGTTTTTCGTTTATAGGGTGATTAGTCGATTTGAATTTTTGCACCGCAAGGCAAGAAAATAGTACCATCGTACCAAAACGATTGACACCATG